CAAATTGTTACATTAGCAGAACTTAGGCGTAATTCCGCAGATGTTGGAGAGCTTATAGTTCCAATGCTAGGGGACATGATTAGTGGAGACATCCATGAAGAGTTAGCACGAACTAACAATGACCACTGCATGGGGCAAATGATTAGAGGAGCTAATCTTATTTCCCAAGCACTTATGCTTATAGCTCCACATTTTGATAAAGTAAGAGTTGCATGTGTAGTAGGTAATCATGGTCGTATGACCAGAAAACCTCCTATGAAAGATAAGTACATGGACTGGGATTACATGTTGTATCAGTGGATTGCTGTGTTCTGTCAAGAACAGAAAAACATAGAGTTCCATATTCCAAAGTCTTTTATGACTACAATCAAAGTATGTAACAGAGATATCTTATTAGCACACGGAGACTTTATCAATGGTGGTGGAAGTGGCACTGCAATCAGTCGAGGTGTAAATAACATGCGAAATGTTATGGCATTTAGAAAAGGATTAGTAGATGAAATGCATCAACTACAAGACAATGCTTTAGAAAATGTACCTGACAAGTTTGAATCTGCATTACTTGGACACTTTCACAGAGTAGATGAAGTTGATATCGGCACAGGAGCTGTGCACATATGTGGATGTATGAAGGGTGGAGATGAGTATGCAATGCAACGAGTACAATCCATCAATAAACCAAGACAAATAGTCCTATATTATCATCCTAAATACGGAGAGATTGGCAAAGAAATTGTCTACTTAAACAGATATGACTCTCGTAAAGGTCAGTTTAATGACATATTGCCTGATGTTTGGTCTAAAACTTTTAGCTAATTAAGTTCAAAGTAGTATAATATTATATGGCTACTCAACAAGAACTTACATATTTTAATCAAGCATGTCGGAAAGCAATTCAAGCTACGGTACAAGAGGTATTTGCAAAAGCAATTGAAAAATGTCCAGTTAAATTAGGAAATTTACGAGGCTCTGCTGCAATTACTAAAGCTGATCCAGTTAATGGTAGTTTTACTATAGCTTTTAATAGTAATGACAATGCTCCTTATGCTCAGTTAATTGAAGAAGGGGGCACTGTTCCGCAGCATTACAAAAAAAGTAAGAAGACTGGTAACGGATGGACGGTTCTACCTTACACAGTTGAGGGTCAATTTTTTATTAAGGAAGCCTTAGATGAAGTGTTTAGTGGTCAATACAATATGACTGTGATTAATGCTAACTTAGGCAGCTCAGGTTATTACATTAACGTGTAAAGAAAGAGGAGAAGATGGCAGAAATAGATGTAACCCCAAATCAAGAGTGGATTATTGCTAGACATTCAAGGATGGTAGGAAAAGTATTAGATTTAGTAGAAGCAGCTATGCCTGAAGGTAAACAGTGTGAAAAATTGAAGAAATTAATGCAAGTTCCCTTGTATGATTTTAGAAATGACATGTTACGTTTAGAAAATAACGAAATAGATCCAAATATCGTTGAATAAAGCTATATTTTTTTATATTTACCCTTAAATTAGTATAATAAAAGTGAATATAAAACTATATTATTTTATATTTTATTTAAAAAGGTCGGAGGTGGCTAAGACCAACCTTTTTGAGGTCGAAAAGACTTAAAATCAAAAACAAAACCTTAAAAATAAGGAGGCTATAATGGCTGATGAAATTCTAAACAGAATTGAAAAGCACATGGAAGGTACGTCACTAGGTTTGGCGGCTCTTGCAGAAGTGCTACAGAAAATGGATGGAAGAATGGAAGCAGATGATGCTTATGCAATTGAAAAGGCAGAGCAAGAACAAGCAGCTATTGAACACGCTAACTTAGTAAAAAGTATTGCTAAGTCAGTATTAATAGAGCTATCGGACCAAGGTATGGACGTAGACGGTACAGGTATCGAAAACGTAGGAAAGCCAGACCCGACTAAAGGAGCAACTGCAACACCTAACTATGTAGGTGATGCTGATGACTCATCTGAAACTATAACTCCAAGGTCTAGTATCGAAGACCAACAGGCTTCAATCATGGCTGAAGATGACGAAGATAAAGATAAAAAAGATGATGACGTAGATAAAGCCATGCATGATGACGGTAAAAAAGAAAAGGCTTACATGGGTAGAAGAGTGGAAAACGCTCACATGATGGGTAAGAAAAATGTCGAAAACGCTATGAACGATGACGATAATGAAGACAGATTCCCTAAAGATGAAAAAGAAGATGACGAAGGTAACGATGAACAAAAAGCAATGAATAACATGAAAAAATCATTACTTGAACTTTCAAAGCAAATCGAATCTTTAGACATCTCTAAGGCTGTCAAAGAAGAATCCGAGAACAGACTACGAAAAATGGGATTCAAGGAAGAGAATGGATTACAGAGACCACAATTGAGCACTAACGTGTTTGGAGCAGACGAAACTCCAATCAAGAAGGCTCAAACTGTGAACGATGTAGTCGACCAACTAACAAACTTGTCTTACAAAGAACTCAGAAAAATGCAAGAGTTAAAGAGACAAGGAATAGTGGAAGGTCTGCCAGACGAAATCGCAGGCTTAAGCTAAACTTTTTAATAAACCAAGAAAAACGAGGAGATAACAATTATGCCTTCACTAAGTGAATACATAGCTCAATCGAATAGAGGACTAAACCAGTCTGTATTCGGTCCTGAGTACTTATCAAAAGCGTTCAATGCAGCGAATACAGGAACTGCTGATGCAATCTATACGACTACATCTGCGGATAATATATTCACGTCTACTTTCGGAAGAAAAGTATGGCAGTCATTGAACAACCAAACTCGTTTCTTCAACGCAATCCCAAGAACAGTTTTCGGTAACACCGTTGGTTGGAGGGTAAGAACAGATAGAGGTACACAAAGGTCTCCACCAATAACAGAGACTGGTAGTCTACCAGATATCGATGTTTCAAACCTAGAAACAATCTCTAGCTTGCCTAAGATTATTTCTACTTCATTCGGTGCTTCTGTGAAAGCAATGTACACTGCCCAATTAGAAGGTGGTGTCGGTGACGTATTAGCGTTGGAAAACGAAAACGCACAACTTGACCACATCAAGGAAATGAACCAAGAGCTATTGCTACCAAACACAGTAGCAAACATCGCGGCTGGTGGTTCAACTACAGATGCTAACGTAACAAATGGTTCCGACTTAAGAATCGGAGACACAGTAATGTTAGTAGATGCTGGTTCAGCAACAGCAAATACACCAGCAATTTCTGCAATTTCTGGTACTGATGTAACATTCGGTAGTGCACTATCAGGCACACCTGCAAACGGTTCTTCAACTGTAGCAGACAACCTATCAGTGCAAACTAGAGCAGGATTAACATCAATTGACGATATCGTTGCAATTAACAACGATGCAACAGTTGGTAACGGTGGTGTACAGAGGTTCGCTGGAGCTTATGACTTAACTACAGCAAATAGAACTTCAGGCACATTCGGTGCTGCTGCTACTGTAAAAGGTAACAGTGGTGTTGGAAGAGACCTATCTCTAAACCTACTTGATGACTGTATTCAGTCTATCAGGACAAATGGTGGAGAACCTAAGTTAATTCTTATGGGTCACGACCAATACTTTAAACTAGAGAGATTACTTAACTCACAACAGAGATACATGGGACAGGAAGAGTACCAAGTAGGAGTAGGTTCTGAAAAGACCTTCCCGGGTACAAGAACTGGACTAGTTCTCGCAACTTACCAAGGTATTCCAATTCTACCAGATGCAGACACTACTAAATCAGAGGCTGCTTCAGGTGGTTCAAAACTAGGTTCAAACATCTACGTTTTGGATACAGACTACCTAGAAATCGCTGTCGCTCAACCTACTCAGTATATTGAGAACAGAGATTACTTCGCAGCTGACGCACTTGTGGTCAGAGGTTTGCTATACACAATGGCAGAGTTCAGAGCTTACAGGTTTGACGTACAAGGTGCGATTTTAGACTTAAACGCATAGTCTTATAATATTTGGGGATGGGACTTTACTCATCCCCATATATTTATAAGGAGGAAATGAAAATATGGCAATTACAATAACAAAGCCCGGTTCAGCCCCTGACGTAACTGGAGTTCCCGGCAACATAAAGTATGTTATTAAAGACATTACTTTTGATGACTCATATCCAACGGGTGGTGAATCTTTAACTGCTACACAGCTAGGATTCGAGGAACTGTACATTATCCTTATTTCACAAAAATCTGACGGTTTTGTGGTACAATATGACTACACTAACGAAAAGTTAGAAATTTATGAAGCAGGTGCAGACGGTGCCGCGTTGGACGAACTTGGTAACGCAGCAGATGCTAGTGGTATCGGAATAAGAGTTATTGCTTACGGAAAAGCGTAAAATGTCCGCAAAAATAAATCTACGATAAAGCTGTCTTTGAGCAATTTTCTGGACAGCTTCGTAGAGGGATATATAATTAGGAGAACAAATACATGTCAATAACACACGATTATCAAGATTCAGCGTCTTTTGAAACATGGCAATCAGACCCAAGTACAAGAACCGCTGTGCAACCATGGGACAGATATGTCCCTTTTAGTGGTTCAGTTGGAACATCTGCCGCAGATATAATAAATGTATTTTCAAGTGCATATTACGATATAGACCAAGGGGCGACTACAGCAAACTTAGAATTACCTTATAGTGGTAGTCCCGGCATAAATAGAATTTTAAATCCATCAATAGAGAATGCAACAATATCAGAATTTACAGCAGTCGGGTCAGCTATATCAAGAACAACAGGAGCACCCTTCTTAGGGTCAGCAGAACTTACATGTAACCCAGCTAACTCAGCAGCTAAAGAAGGATTTACTGTCACTACAGACACTTTAGCTGGAGGCACATCAAGAAGTGCAGATTCATATTTATGTGCACAAGGAATGGTAAGAGGGGCATCAGCATCAGGAGATGCAGTAATACAGATTTTAGATTCTAGTGATAACGTATTAGCCACTGGTGAAGCAGTAAGTTTGACTACATCTTACCAAAGAGTATCAGTACATTACAAACTTCCGGTGGGTGGAGCAACTTACAAAGTTAAGTTCTGTTCAAACACACAACACAATATTAATATGTTGTGGGATGCATTAATGTACGATAAAAGAATAAACACAAAAGTTATTGACTACATAGATGGTAACCTTGCTGGTGGTAATACATACCAATGGGAAGGAACAACAGACCTATCAAGGTCAAGACATCTATCTCCAATAGGTGCTATTAGAGGAATAGTAATTAGAAATACTCACGCATCACAAGAATTATATGTAGCGTTTGATGCTGTTGCAGAAGCAAGCACAGCCGCTGTAAAATTAACTGGTAATAACACTACAGAGCATAACTTCTTTGAGAGTCAGCACCCATTAGACTTCAGAAAGAATGTTTCTGTAATAGGTAGTGGGTCTGGCACAACTTACGAAGGTGTGATTTGGGGAGTTGCAGCCCCTGTAGGATAGGAGAAACAATGGTTACTATGGCTAGTAATACTGAATATAAAAGCTGGCTTTCATCTGCGGATGATACTATTGTATCTCTTGAAAAAGCTCAGTCTGGTAGGACTACGCTTGATGATATATCAGATGCCCTAGATGAATACAAAAGATTATTCATAGCAGGGTTAGCATCTCCCGGAGAAGTTATTACTTTACATAGAGCATATCCAGACAATGAAGAATATGCAGAGGCATGTTTAAATTTTAGTGATGACGATGATGAAGAGAAAGTTATGATTGTTGGGGGTCCTGCATCAGTAGAGGTTGTAGATAGGGAAGGACATCTAATTACAACAGATGCTCTTAAGAAGGCATTTAAAAAGTATATGGATAACTTCAGAGGTAGAAACGTAATGGTTATGCACTCTGATGTTCAAGTAGGGCACGCACTTCCAGCGTATATAAGTAAAGCTGGTAATATATTTAAAAGCGGTGTAGACGACAAAGGGTTATTTTTTATATCAGAACTTAGAGACGACACTAAGATAGCTAATAGAGTAAGAGACCAAATCAAAAAAGGTGGTATGAGTTCATACTCAATTGCAGGTAGTGCGACTAAAAGTAAAGAGATTAACAAATCTGATGGTAGTCACATATTACAAGTAGATGATATGGAACTAGCAGAAGTAACAATATGTGAAAAGGGAGTAAATCAGAACGCTCATTTTGAATTACTTAAAGGTGATAAAGCGGAAGGGTCATGTGTAGACGGAAGTTGTTTAACTAAGTCTCACGACCCGGCTCCCGATTATAACATAGTAGCTATCTCTAAATCAGAGATGCCTTCATTTAAAGACATGTTTACAAGTTGGATTACTAAAGAAAAAGACTCTGACAAGTCTAAAGCAGTGGCAATAGCGACTGCACAAGCTAAAAAAGAAGGCTACAAGAAATTTACTGAAGGTAGTCCGGGGGATGACCGAAGAGATAAGATAGCAGAAGAAATTAAAAGAAGTCTTAAAAAAGCAAAAAAAGAAGACGAAAAAGAAATAGTAGATGTAAAATATGGTAAAGAAGATAAAGGGGGAATGAAGTTCAGAACTACGACTGGTACACTTGAGGGTGGCAGATTTAGAGAGCTTACCCCGTTTGCTGGACGTGATGAACTTAGTAGAAGTACATACAATCCTCAAACCGGCAAAGAGTTTACTTCTGGTACAACTTATGATGAAAAAGGTAAAAAGGGTATCTATATTAAAGAGAGTGAAAAAAGACCTACTTTAGAAAAGCCTCTTAGAGGACAGGCTACTACACAAGAGTTGTCAATAACTAAACAATTATTTTTAGATAAATTAAAGGAGATAGTATAATATAATATGAAGAAAGATGTATATCCAGACGTAAGAATTGAAATAATTTCTGAAGGTCTCACAAAGAAAATATTAGGAAAAACAAATGGTGCTGCTCCTGTTGTATATGGTGAAGAACAATTTGAAGGTAAGAACTTGCCTAACGTAGAAATCAAAAGTAAAAACAAAGAGTTACAAGCTCTATTAGAAACATCTAATAAAAAACCTAACTACACTGGTTTAGTTAAAGAAGCTCTACTAGAACTCCGTAAGGATAATCACACAAGTACACCGCCGCCTCCGCCACCGCAATTTGCGTCATATAAAGGTAAAGGACAAAACCCCTTAGTTACCTCACAAACTGTAGGAGATGTTTCAGACATAGATGAAGCCTTACCAGAACCTAATCAAGCAGCAATTGATGACGCTATTACAGGTCAACAAAACCTTGGTCAGCCCACCGAAGCTGAAGTAGCCCAAGAAGCA